CTCCCTAATAACGTAAGTCGGCCAGACGATATAATCGTAGCTTCATATGTAGGAAGACCTCAAACTCAAGATGATTACAACCGAAACCTGTTTATGCTGGCAGAATACTATAATGCTAAAATTGGTTTTGAGAATGACCGAGGAGAAGTAATAGCCTATGCTAAACGATTCCGTAAGCTACATCTTCTTCAGGAAGAATTTGAGATGCTGGATAAAAAAGACCTTAGAAGTAAAAAGGTTAAACGACAGTATGGTATGCACATGACCACTGAACGTAAAAATCAGGGAGAGATATACATAAGAGATTGGCTAGTTAATAGCCGTGGTCAAGACGAAGACGAAATTTATACATTAAATTTGCATAAGATTTATGACCCGGCTTTACTTCAAGAGTTAATGAAGTTTAATAAAAAGGGGAACTTTGACCGAGTAATGGCCTTAATGGTAGGAATGTATCACATGAAAGAGAAGTACAACTCTCAAATCTATTATCCAGAAAATGACAACTCACAGAATGATTGGTTTGATAGGAATTATAAGTAATGTGATATATTAAAACCTAACCATAAATAAAAAATAGTACTAACCATTCGTAAAAGAAAAGTAATTTTGTAGTAATGTTCGGACAAGCCTCAATTCCAAAGCAAAGATTACCTCGTTCTCAGAAAGATGAGAAATGGGGGAAAGAATGCGTAGATGCATTTATTAACCTATCTAAATTTGGGTTAAGTGAACGTAGGAGTTACCTAAAGTCACTATATGATTACTATAACGGGGTAATCGATGAAGAAGATTACAATTATGTTTTAAAACCTTATGGTAAGACACGATCTAACTTCCCATCTAAACTTCGTAACTATAACATTATCAAGCCTATAGTAGACTTACTATTAGGGGAGAAATCAAAACGTAGCTTAGACTACACAGTAACTGTACAAAATTCTGATTCAGTTAGCTTGAAAGAAGAGGCACTTAAGCAAGCTATTCATAATAATATCAGGATGCAATTTTTAGCTGAGCTAGCTAAAAGTCAAAATGTAGATGTCCCAGTTGAAGAAGTGCCCCTCCCTAAACAAATAGCTGAGGAGTTTAACAGAAACTATGTAGACTCAAGAGCTATTAAGGGGCAAGCTGCCATTAACTACATCATGTACTTTAATGAGATGTATGATAAATTGCAGAAACAATGGTTCCATTTTTTAGTAGCAGGTGAGTGTTATTCACATAGAGGAATACGAAGAAACGAACCGTTTTATGAAGTAGTTAACCCATTGGATGTGGACTACGATAAAGATCCGGATATTGATTTTGTTGAAGATGCAGACTGGGCTATTATTCGTAAATTCTCACATGCATCGTCAATAGTTGATGCTTATGGGGAGTATTTAAGTGAAGAGCAAGTATTAGAACTTGAAAACCCTAAGCATACTGCAGCAGAGGCTTATCTTCTTTACAGAGCAGAAGCTACAGGTTCAGATGACAATATTTATAGAAATAGATTAATTGAGGTAGTAACAGTTTATTGGAAATCCAGGAAACGTATCGGGTTTGTAACTTACATTGACCCAAATACTGGAATGCCAGAAACTTTTGAAGTTGAGGATCCATATAAATTAACTCCAGAGTTAAGAGAACTAGGAGCTAAATTAGAATGGGAATGGGTTAATGAAGTTTGGGAGGGGACTAGAATAGACAGAGATGTCTATATTAATATTCGTCCTATTACTAATCAAAGACATAGCCTGGATAATCCTTCAATTTGCAAACTCCCAATAAATGGACGGAAATACTCAGATATTAACTCACAAAACATCTCATTGGTTAGCCAAGGTATTCCCTATCAATTAAACTACAATATTTATAAATACCGTCTTGAACTGGCCATAGCTAGAAGTAAAGATATTATTGCTCAGTTTGATATTAACATGATCCCTAAGAATTGGGATATGGATAAGTTTATGTACTATGTAGAGGGCACCGGTATTGCATGGGTAGATTACAATAAAGAAGGAGTTCAATTATCTCCTCAACACCAATCAGTACTTGACATGTCTATTAAGACCATCTCTCAGTACTTAACACTTCTTGAGTCAATAATGATTGAGTGGGAAAAACTTAGTGGAGTGACCAGGCAGAGACAAGGAGAAATGGGAGTCCATGAAGGAAAAGCAACAGCTCAGCAAAGCATTGTACAATCTTCGCATATTACTGAAGATTTATTCAGAAAGTTCTCACACTTCGAGCAAAGAGAACTCCAAGGCCTTTTGGATTACTCCAAAGAAGCATGGTTAAATGGTAAAAAAGCTATGTATGTAATGCCTGATGGCTCCATTGATCAGATTGATATCGACCCAATAACTCATATGGAGGCAGAGTACGGAATATTCGTATCAGATGCCGGTAAGGATATTGAAAAGAAACAAAAGCTCGAAGGGTTAGCACAAGCTATGGTTCAGAACGGAGCCAAAATGTCTATGATAGCTGACGTATTTGCATCGGATAGTTTCTCTCAAATTAAAGACAAAATAGTTCAAGCTGAAAAAGCTGCTGAAGAACTACAAAAAGCTCAAGAGGAGGCTGAACGTCAAATGGAAGAGCAGAAACTTGCAGTTCAACAACAAGCTATTCAACAAGCTGCCTTAGATAAAGAAAAAGACAGACAGCTTGAAATTGAAAAAGCTTTAATTTCTGCTGAAGCGTCCGACAAAAATACAAGTGTCACTTTAGAAAAGATGATGAAAGATTTTGAGATTAAAGAAAAAGAACTTGAAATCAAACAAAGAGAATTAGATATAAAGGCTAGTCAGAATCAGTCATGACAAACGACGAAAGAAGACAAATTTTAAATAGAGCTAAACAGCTCGGTTATCCAGGGAGTATACTTGATGTCTTTCAAGCTTATTCTCAAGGGGTAGATGTGTTGTCTGATTTCGAAAGAGAGCAAAGAGCTCAACAAATACAAGCTCGACAAGCACAACAACCAATTGTTGCTCAAACTCCTGAAGAACAAAGTCAAGGGTTAATTCCATTTCATCAAGCTGGGCAGACTGATCAATCTATGGTCTTCCCTAATGTTAAACCTGGCCAACCCTTTACAACACAAGGATTAACTGCTCCAATTGATATGACTAAGGTTGATAATCAAGGGAATGTAGTAGAATCTTACAAAGCAGTTCAGCCAGGGATAGCTAATATTCCAACAGGTCCGTATGAAGGGACTATGATTGAAACTCCTGCTAAGTCTTATTTAAAAGGAGGCCTTGTTAAAGAATATCAAAAAGGAGGACAAAGAAAACCTCTCATTCTACCAGATGATAAATATGGAAGAATGGGACAACAAGCTTATGCTGATAGTTTAATTTTATATAATGAAGGTCAAAGAGCTGATAAATGGTTTAATTCTATAAAACCTTTAGCTTGGAGTGATCCAAAAAATCCTGTTTATAAAGCAGAAGATTTTGAAAAATTATTAGATACTACTCCTGAAAATCAAAACAAAGCTTATCTTGATTTAAAAAAATTAAATAAAAAAGATCCAGGTGAAAAAAGGGTAAACTTTAAAATAGGTTTTGATGATTTACCAAACGAAAGTATAAATACTTATTATACTAAATATAAAAAACCAGTTCAACCTATTGAAATACAAAAAGGTCCACAAAAACTAACTCCTAAAGAAGGTTTACTTTCAACTTCTCAACCTGAGTTAAAACCTAATGTTCCATTACCACTTAGTAATGAAGCTTATCATACATTTGGAAGTACATCTACAAATTATGCAGGAGAAAACAAAACTAGGTTTGAAGGAAACTTTAACTTAGAAACAGGTGAATGGGATATTAAAGAAAAGAAACCTATTAAAAGAAAGTTAACATTAAAGCAACCCTTTAAAGAAGGTGGAGCAAAGTGCTACACATGTGGAGGATTGAAAGCAAAAGTGGGATATAATAAACTTGGGTATAAAAAATAATTTTACAATTTTAGATAACTATTAATCAAATACATTTGTATTATGGCAAAGCAAACAAACGACAAATTAGATTTCTCTGACATCACATTTGATGATTTTGTTGGAGATGGACTTGATGTCAAAACAGATGACATTAAGGATGATAAAAACAATAAGGATGATCTTGACGATCTTGATGATACTAAAGATGATAATCTAGAGGATGATCAAGATGATAATAATGATGATTCTGATGATAGTTCAGATGATGATTCTAATGATGATTCAAACGATGATGATTCTGACGAGGACTCTGACCAATCTGATGATGATGGAGAAGACTCCTTATTTGGGAATATTGCAAAGGCAATAGGTATTGAACTTGAGAATGAGTACGAAGATTCTGAAGAAGGTTTAATTGAGTTTACTAAAGACGTAGCTCAAAACTTAGCTGAAGAACAACTTGAAGCTTTATTTGCTCAGTTCCCACTAGTTCAAAAACACCTTGATTTTGTAATGGCCGGTGGAGATCCGGAAAAGTTCTTTGAAACGTATAACCCTCAAGCTGACTACAGCAAAGTTGAGATTGAAGAAGATGATTCTCGTACTCAGAAAGCTGTATTGACAGAGTTCTTTAAGACTAAAGGTCATGATGAATCTTTTATTAAAGAAATGATTGAGGATTATGAGGATTCTGGTAAGCTATATGCAAAAGCAACCGCTGCTAAAACTCAACTTGCTAAAATTCAAGAAACTGAAAGAGGTCAATTAGTTGAACGTCAAAAACAAGAAAGGCAGCAGCAAATCCAAACTCAAAATAAATTTTGGGAAGGAGTTGCAGAAACAATTGAGAAAGGAAAAGAATTTGCTGGTATCAGAATCCCAGAAAAAGAAAAATCAAAGTTTTTCGATTATATATCTCAACCAGTAGATAAAAGTGGAAAAACTAAAAGAGATGATGATTATGCTAAAGCTGATTTGGAAGTTAAACTAGCAATTGACTATTTAATGTTCAAAGGCTTTAAGCTACAAGATATTATTCAAACAAAAGCTCGCACTACAGCAGCTGAAGGTTTGAGAGATAAGATTAAGAAGTCAGAAGCAAATAGACTTAAAGGTGGATCAGGTAAATTTGATAAAACCAAAAAGTTTGATGTTGATGATTTAGATATGAAGACAATGTTTGGAAAATAATTCAGACAGATTAACTTTTAAATTTAAGTAACAATGGCACTAATGCAAGTATTAAGAACGTACTATAATGACTCGCAAATGACCGACACTAACTCGTTGGTTAATGCTCTTATGGAACGTCCCGAGGAGTTGTCTCCTATTATTACTCATTTGGCCGGTCGTGAGGAAAAGAAATTCCCACTTTCTTTCTTGACTGAAGGTGTAGGTAATACTAAATCTATCGACCGTTTCGAGTATGAGTATCGTGTAAAAACTCACGAAATTAACGTTCGTCCAGTAATCGCTAGCTCAGGTAATGGAGCAGGTGGAGCACCTTTCGCTTTGACCTTCCCTGATAAGTGGTTCATTTTCCCTTATACTCTTGTTTCTCAGAGTGGTAAGTTGGCCCGTATTATGACTGAACCTGTTCCTGACGGATCCGGTTGGAAGTACACTTTGAAAATTGTTTCTCCAGATGTTGCTTCTATTCCTGCAGCTGACTTGGCTGATGGAGCACTTTGGGGTCAATTGTATGCTAACGTAGGTGTAGATTTCTCTCGTGGAAATGCATCTAACTGGACTGCTCCTGGTCTCGTTCGTTCTAAAATTGGTACTATTCGTAAGTCTTACCACTTCTCTGGTAATGCTAAAGATTATGTAGCTCAGTTTGAACTTCCTTTGAAAGAAGGTTCTAAGACTAAGCTATGGATGGACTACGAAGAGTATCGTCATATGATTAAGTTCAAAGAAGAGTGTGAAATGTACTACTGGTATGGTCAGAAGACCCACGATGCTACTGGTACAACCACTATGCTTGATGAAAATGGTCAGCCAGTTATTTCTGGTCCTGGTCTTTTTGAACAGATTATCAACAAAGATACTTATGCAACTCTTACTCAGAATAAGATTGAAGAAGTTATTGGTGATTTGTTCTATGGAATGACTGATGCTACTGATAAGCAAGTTACTCTTTACACTGGTATCGGAGGAGCTCGTGAGTTTGACCGTGCATTGAAAGCATACTATGGTTCCAATACATTCCTTCAAACTTCACAGCCTTACTTCATTACTGGCTCTGGTCGTAACTTGGGTATTACTGGTTACTTCACTAGCTATGAGCACGTAGATGGTCACAGAGTTAACGTAGTTAAAGTTCCTTTGTTTGACCACGGACCTGTAGCTCAAGCTTCTGTTAAGCACCCAGTATCTGGTCTTCCACTTGAATCATACCGTATGGTGTTCGTTGACCAATCTACTTATGATGGTGAGAACAACCTACAAATGATCAACAAGAAAGGTCGTGAAATGCTTCGTTGGTGTGTTGCCGGTTCAGTAATTCCAAAAGGATTCACTGGTAATGACACTCGTGCAAGTGATATTGACGGTGCTTCTGTTCACATGCTTAAGACTGCTGGTATCTTGCTTCGTCGTTTCGATACAAGCTTGGATCTTCAGTGTGTTGCATCGTAATTTGTGTGTTTGGTTTGCAATAAAAGGGGGGAGAGTAAAATCTCCCTCCCTTTTACTTAAGATATAAAAAGTATAAAAGTAAAGTCACTAATTAAAAACTTGGTTATTCTTTCCCAAGGACTGAAAAAAGAACTTATATGGAAAAGTCTACTGTTATTATTCGTAGAAAAGAGGTGATGAATCACCTACCAAAAGAGATCCGAGCAGGAGCTAAAGTTAAACTAGGTTCAATGTTTGTGGATCGACTTCCACTCAAAGGAGTAGAAGGGAAAGAAGAGGAAAAACTCTTAAAAAACTTTATTGACGTTCCACCAGGTCACCAAGAATGGCCAGCAAAAACTAAAGACTTTTGGGCTAGTTTAAGTCTAAGAGTTCCTTTCGAAGGAGTTGAGCTTGACGTTACAGTTGACGAAAATGGGACACCTGCTAATACGATGGACTACATCTATTTTAAATGGTGTCAAAAGCATAAGCATGTAGCTTCTAGTGAAGATGAGATGATGACAGACTCGAACAAACGATTCTACATCTACGATCCACAAAGAGACTTGCTTAAAAAGAATGAACGAGTGCAGATTAAGAAAGATGCCGATAAAGAGTTTATTAAGATTTCATCTGATGAGAAAATAATGAGAATGCTTCTCAGAGTTTTAACAGGTGGTAATCCAGATAGATTAACTTCAATCGAGCTCGAGAATAACCTGTACGATTATAAAGAAAGAGAGCCGGGCCGCTTCTTGAAATATGCTAAGGATAAAAACTTAGAGATTCAAGCAGAAATTGAAGAGATGGTAGAAAAGTCAGTTCTTCGTCGTATTGGGAACCAAGTTATTTTCCAAGACGAGACAATCGGAGATGATTTAACTGATGCTGTTATTTTCTTCAAAAATGCTAAGAACTCAGGACAAGTTAATATCATGAGAGCACGATTGAAAGAAGTGGTAAGTTAAACCACTAAAATTAAAGTAGTTAATGACTGTTAACGAAATGCATATAGCTGTCAACCTGGGGGTGCAAAAAATTGCATCCTTTCAGGTTGATAACTTGCTTCCTGAAGAACTCGATCACGAGCTCAACTCTGCTATGCTTAGATTTATTAAGCAAAGATATAACCCTACATCTAATCGTCTTGGTAGAGGGTTTGAACAGTCTCAAAAAAGAATCGATGACTTAAGGAACTTAGTAGTACAGCATAGTGACTACACTTTTGCTCCTTACACAGACCCAGTAATGCATAGCACTACTTCCCCTATCTATGTAGACAGAGTAGTTCTTCCAAATGATTACATGTTTCTTGTATCTTTAAGAGCAAGAGTAGGGCACGACTGTGGTAATCAAATAACTCCAGTATTTAGTAATAAAACTTTTAGATTTGTAGAGGTAGATTTAACTCCCCCATCTCCAGGTTATTTCATTACAGAAATTGCTAGATATGATGGTACCAACTGGGTTAGTATTACTAACACACCTCTTGGAGAAGAAATTCCATACAATCAACTTTTTAATTTTGCTACTTACAACTTCCAAATTCAACCATTCACTGGTTTAATAGAGTTTAGCAATGTTATCTTATCTGATGTTGGCCCAGAACAAACTCCAATTGCAGATCCTAATAAACTTTATTTAACTACTAATCCAAGTAACCCGAATGATTTTTGGATTCCAGACGGAGGAAATAACCGGTTAAGAATTACATGGGTTAACTCACAAGGTATTGGAAATGCTATTTATGTCTATAGTGCAAAGCTAAGTCCATATGGAATTGATACTAGAGCTTATAAGTCTAATAAATTAGAAATTTATCCGTGTTCTTATTTTCAACATGATGATATTTTTCTAAGTATGGACGATGCATTTAATAAGACCGGATATAGAACACCTAGCTATACATTTGAAGAAAATTTTATTGATTTTTATTCTGATAATACTTTTGTTGTTGATTATGCAATTTTAAAGTATATTCGCAAACCAAAACCTATAAACTTAAATTTAGGTCAAGGGTGTGAATTAGCAGAACACACACATCAAGAAATAGTTGAAATGACGATAAAAAGCATTCTCGAGGGCATACAAGACCCGAGATATCAGTCACAATCTATTGAAAACTTAGAGAGTGAATGATATATCAGTCAAACTGATAACTTGTAGATTTTAAATAATTGTTTAACGCCTAAATTAAATTAAAATGGCACCATCTAATCTTAGTCAAGTGTTTTTTGCCAACAGTGCTACTCTACTTGACGACGCAGAAGCATTCAACACAACTGCTGCAGTAGCCAGCTCTAAAATTGGTGTTTGGAATGTGGATGCTAATGCATTTATCGACATTGCTGCTGCTGTAGATATTATGTCTCTTAACAGAATACAGCTTGTTCAGACTATGCCTTCTGGTAATCCAATTGCTAGTCCGATCATTAATGTAAAAGATATTAAGAGAATTAAGCATACAGTTTACGCTGCATCTGTTCGTCACTCAGCTGCTATTAACGTGGGTACTCCAGCTGCTAAAGATATCACTGTAAAAATTGCTATCCGTACAGCTCCTACTGCCTATGCTGGTTTTGACCAACTTTCACCTGCTGCTCTTGACTTGTCTGGAGCTGGATTTGTTTTCCCACTTTTGGGTAACTTCTCTGCAGGTCGTACTCTTTTGAACCTTGAGGTAACTGCTGCAGAACATGCTTCTACTGAAGCTACTTTGTATGATGTAGTTATTGCTAAGATTGCTGCTAATCCAACATTGAATGCTTTGTTTACTACTACTGACAACGGTACTGACATGGTTCTTACTGCTCGTCATGCCGGTGTAGTATTCGATGTAATCTTCACTTACTCAGACGGTTCTGGAACACTAGCTGCTCCAGTAATGACCGGTTTTGATGCTGGTGTAGGCAACTACTGGCAAGCACTTTCTGATGAAAAATCTCAGAGAGGTCGTTATGCTAATTTCAATCGTATGTACTTCCCAATCGGCTTCCCAGAGTTTGCTGTAAGTGGTCGTGCTTATGATGTTGTTGAAATTCAGTATGCTCACGGCTGGCCTAGTTCTACTGGAATTGGTCGTGCAGGTGAATTAAACAGCATTAAAATCTTTGTGATTGATACTGCTGCTGGTTCAACAGTAGCTGACACCGTATTCCTTGGAGCATCTGCTGCAAACTGGGGTGTTACTAGCACAGAAAGATTATTCTAATCTAACTTTAAAAGTAGGGGAGTAATTTCCCCTACTTTTATTTATTTTTTTTATCTTTACATTAAATACCGACTTAGATGTTAACCTTTGCAGAAGTATCAAAAGATTGTAAGTTCTTAAAGCTTAAATTCAATGCTGAGGATAGTTATGAAATTACTGTAACTAATCACATTACTACTACTACTTATAACGATACTATTACTACTGATGAAGACGGGTACTATGAACTAGACTCCGAAGATTTTGGGGAAGTATTTAATGGTGTTTTTGAAATTGTCGATGAAGACAATAGTACTACTAAATTAGAAATCGGGCACTGTGAAATTAACTGCTGCATTGCCGGCTTTCTACATAAGGTAATAAACTGTGATTGTGAGTGTGACAAATGCGACGAAGATTTACACACTGCTCAAAAAATCAAACTTCTCATAGAAGCTGCCAAGCATTCCACATATTCAACTGCAAATTTAACAGATGCCGTTAACAAATATAAAAAAGCAAAAGAATTTTGTGATGCAGACTGCGGATGTGGCTGCTAATTAGGTAAACTATGGGACATAAACCGTATACATTTGCTCAGCAAGATATAGCTACTTTTATAGCTCAACTTAAAGCTTGTCTAGCTTCTAAGGGTACGGTTTATTATAACAAAATTCAAGGGGCTGTTAAATGTTCAAATAACGATCTTAGCAAACTTGAATTAATAATCTTTTTAATATCCCAATACGATAATATTCCTACTGAACCTTCAACAGTTAACAAATACTCGTTAGACTGCATATTTACCGGACAACCTTTTCCTGGGTTTAAATATGAATCTTGGGATTGGCAATTTGAAGGTCTGGATGAAGGTGGAGACTCAATAATAACTGACCTTCCAATTTCTGGAGATAATACTTATTTACAAGATTTTCTAGACTTTGCTGAAAAGTTCTGCAGAGAGTGCATTGTAACAACTGGGCCGGCCCCGGCTCCTACACCTGAAGGAGATATTTACCTTAAAGGTGAAAATAACGCCTTTATTTTACTTGAAGATAATACTACAAAAATAACACTGTAATGCCTACAATAAGTTCACTTTCAACTATAGCTCACACTTCATTAGGAGTAAATGATTATTTACTTGTAGCAAACGGTGTTGCAGCTACTAATAGAAAACTATTAGCTACTGATTTATTTCCTACATTAAACACACTAGGGACTACTAGTGAGTCTTTGTTCGTTAGTATAACTAATAAAACAACACTTAACTTTAAAGGAATTAAGTCACTATCTAACTTAATTACAATTGCTACAGCAAGTAACAATATAACTGTAAACTTTAGTCCTAATCTTTTAGACTTAAGCCTTTGTGACAACACAACTTCTAACTTCTTATCTTCAGTAAACTTAACAACTAATGTTACAGGAACTTTACCTGTAGCTAACGGTGGCACTGGGGGAACAAGCTTCACAGCAAACAGTCTTTTATTAGGCAATGGTTCTTCTGCTTTAGCAAGTTTAGGAGCTGCAACTAATGGTCAACTTGTAATTGGTCGTACAGGATTGAGTCCAGTACTAGCTACTTTAACAGCCGGTACCAATATAACAATAACCAATGGCTCTGGAACTATCAGTATCGCAGCTAGTCTGTCAACTTTAACTGCAGCTTTAAATGCAGCTAGCTATAATATCTACGGATTTGGCTGGTTAAGTGGAGATGGAAATTCTGAAGGTATTGCTATCGATTCTTCAGGTAGAGTATTTATTGGAAGTACTACTCCATCAGCTTTCTTCGATCAAGACTTAAACATTAAAAACGGCATCTCTCTAAAAGGAGACTCAGCTCAGTTTATAAAAATGACTTCAGTAGCTACTGCTTCTGATCTTGTTGTAGCTGGTGGAACATCAACTAGCTCTGGTTCTAACGGAGGGGATTTATACTTACTTGCAGGAGACGGAGGGGCTGCTGCTGATGGAGGTAACGTATTTATTAGAGGCGGATTACCTGGTTCAGGAACTCCTGGATTAGTATTCGTTAACTCAATGATGATAGTTGAAGGTTCTACAAACAAATCTGTGGGTATCAACCGTGGGTCTAGTGCTTCAACTGATGCTACACTAGCTGTTGAACAAGATAATGTCTCTGGAAATAAACCTGTACTTTTACTTGAACAAGATGATACTAACGAATCATTTATAGCATTCGTAGGAACTAGTGGAGCAGCAAGTGCTAATTCTATTTCATCTTCTACTGGGTCAACAAGCTCTAAGGTAGGGGCAATTCGTGTAAAAATTAATGGAACAGATCGCTGGATTCGTCTTTACGATACAGCAGAATAATATAAATTTGCAACAAACCAAATAACAATTATATGAACAGTTTAAAAACAACTAAGTACGGAGTACCAATGACTCTAACAAACAAACAATTTTTGGATATCTTTCACACGCTGCAAGAGACACGATTTACTAAAGGTGTTAGATATGCACTAGTAGTCATTAAAAATTCAGAAGTAATTTCTGCTCATTTAAAAGAATTAGATGAAGCTGCTAAACCTTCTGAAGCATTTGTTGAGCTGTCAATTAAAGCTCAAGAGTTAATTAAAAGTGAAAAGTTTGATGAACTAGCCGAGCTTGAAAAAGAAAATGCTACTGTAATACAAGAAAGAAAAGAGCAGATGGATAAAGTTAATGCTAAAATGCAAGAAGAGGCTACTTTAGAACTAAAACTTATTCCAGAATCAATTTTACCAGATGATATTACAGCAGATCAAATAGAAAAATTAATTCCAATTATTCAATAATAATGACAAAATCAGGAAAAGCAATGAATTTTAAAGGTGAGTTATACTATTACCAAGTACCTGAATAATTAAAGTTATATGACTCTAGACGAAATAGCATACAATATTCTTAATGCATTTAGAGGAGGTCGAAGTTCTCAAGATGAGTACATATCATTAGACCAAATTAAATTTAACATTAAGCATTATAGAGCAGTCTTTATACGTAGAGACTTTGCTCGTAATGGACTTGTTACTCGGCACCTAGAGCAAGACTTAAGATGTGTAGAACTTGAAAAAGTAGATTTATCTAAGTGCTGTAATATTGATATTGATTGCCCTACATATAGAAGTATAAAAAAGCTTCCTCGTACAGTTAGATTTAACTTTGAGGAAGCCATTACTTATGTTGGTGATATCACTGGACTTGGTCGCATTCCTTTAATTAGACCCTATGAAGTAACTTATCTAACTGCAGATAAGTTTACTAAAAATAATATGAAAGCTTATATGATTGAAGATTATCTTTACATTGTAAATCATAAAGGAGCTAAGTATGTTAATGTTAGAGGAATTTTTGAGGACCCTGAAGAAGTGGCTAAGTTTATTGATTGTGGTGGACAGTCCTGCTATACTGCAGCTAGTGCATTTCCTATGCCTATGGATATGGTACAAGGTATTACAGCTGGTATGATGAGTGGGGAGCTTAGATTATTAGCCGGAACTTTCTCAGATACTTCAAACGATAGAATGCAAGATTTAGGCCCAATTCCTCCACCACTTTCTAATCAACCAACTGAATAAAAAGATACACAATGGCACAAGCATGGCAAAGAAAATCAGGTAAGAATCCCAAAGGAGGGCTAAATGAAAAAGGACGAAAGTCTTACGAAAGAGCTAATCCTGGTTCAGACTTAAAAGCCCCTCAACCTAAAGGTGGTAAAAGAAGAAATTCGTTCTGTAAAAGGATGTGTGGTATGAAAGCTAAACTTACTTCTGCAGAAACAGCAAGCGACCCTAACTCACGAATAAACAAATCTCTCCGGGTTTGGAACTGTGGGAGCTGTAAAAATTGGTAAACATGAAAACAAATTCAATACAAGTGGATAAATTATTTAACAATTTCGAGTGGGCTGGTATTAACCTTATGTGGGGTGCATGGACTTGGGCTATGATGTCTGAAGCCATTACATGGATATTAGGGGTAATAGGGGCTTTAACTCTAATATGGTTTAATGTGGAAAGAGCATTAAAAGCTAGAAAAGAAAGAGGACTTTTAGAAAAACCTAATAAAACACGCAAATATGGCAAAAAAGAAGACGCAGAATAAAGGACTATCTATGATCGAAGAAGATCGTACATGGAAGATTGAGTCAGCTCTACGTACAATTAAAGATTACAACGAGCTAACTAAAGATAAAACTCTTATGAAAGAAGTAGCTAAAAGAGCAAAAGAAGTAGCAGCTGAAGCTGCATCTATTGCCGGCAATTTCATGGAGCCTGATAAAGAAATTAAATTCGGGAAAAGTAATGGCAAAGCTAAATAAGCTGGGAGTTAAAAACTCCCTTTGGAATAATATTAGAGCAAAACGAGGGTCAGGTAAAAAGCCGACTAAAGAGATGCTTAAGCAAGAAGCTAAAATTAAAAAAGAAGAAGCAATGGATAAATATAAAGATGGTGGTAAAAAATCTGCTAGACTTAATAAAAGAGCAGATAAAGTCATGTCTAAGGCTCAAAAGAATTGGAAAAAAGGACAAGATGCTATGGAAGATGAGGCTAAAAGCAGCACATCTATTCCAGAGACTTATGCTAGCCAAAAATTAAACAAAGCAGCTAGACAGGCCGAAAGAGCTAAAAAGCTTAAAGAAAAAGCATCTTTTTTAGAAGAATCTAAAGAAGTAGAATTTGGATACCCTTCAATGCCTAAAAACGATGAGAAAATGATGGGGGGTAAAAAGAAACTTTACAAAGATGGTGGTAAATCTATGGAGCCAGGTGGCGGAGGGAGATTTGCTGCAATGGTAAAGAAACTTAAATCTAAAGGTAAATCTGAAGAATCAGCTAAAGCTATTGCTGCTAGTGTTGGCCGTAAGAAATATGGCAAATCTAGGTTTCAAAAAATGGCTGCTGAAGGACGAAGTAAATAATTTGAATGAGCAGCAAATCACACACATTAAAGCAAATATATAAGCATTACAAATCAGAAGTAGAAAATCCGGCAGAGTTTAAATTATTTTCAGCATTATGCATTGAGTTCAATCAGATGATTATCGATGAACTATTAGAAGGAAAAGAATTTAACATGCAGAATAATCTCGGACTTATGTCAATTAGACGAGTAGAAAGAGATCCAAGGATACTACGAATTGATTGGGCTGCTTCACATGCATATAAAAAGGAGCTTCAAGAACAAGGAGTTCCTTTATTTACTAAAGAGACTGGCCAGGGAACTAAGTGGCATATTTACTACACAGATAAATATTACTATGAGTATCACTGGACTAAGTTTAAATGTAAGATACAAAATAAATCTGCTTATAGATTTGATGCAACTAGGGGGTTAAAAGGAAATAAGGAAAGACTTGTTAAACTTTTAACTGCAGATGACCTAGCTTACTTACGATTTAAAAAGGGATAAAATGATTTACAAAACAGTATCAAGTAAAGCAATCATTAGAAAGGTCATGAGAGACCTTAAACCTCCAGGAGATAACTGGATAGATGATGCTATTGAATGGATCGGAGAAGCACTTGAACATATAGGTTCAGCACCACAACTTTTACAGAAAGGGTGTGTTCTTAATATTAAAGACTTCAAAGCTTTACTTCCTGCTGATTTGTATTACATTAATCAAGTTGCAGTTAATAATGCTGTTAATCCAGCATTAACTACAGAGTTAACAGAGATTATAGAAAAGATAGATACTCTTAATACTCTAGTTCAATCTAATCCTTCAGATGCAGCAAGTTTTAATAATCAACTACGAGACTTGAATGCTAGAATGGTTGTTATTGAGAACATGTATCTAAACTCTGGTCACCCACTTACACCATTACAATATGGGACCAGTACATTCCCGGCTCATCTTCATTGTGAAGAATGTGCCAATAAGTTTGCAAGATCTAAAGAGACTTATGTGATCGATGGTGATTACATAAAAACTACCATGCAAACAGGCCAGATATGTTTAAGCTATATGGCCTTTCCACTTGACGACGATTGTTATCCGTTAGTTCCAGACGATATTAGTTTCAAAGAAGCTTTATTTTGGTATGTGTACAAACAAATGCTTCTTGGAGGGTATACACCTTCAATGAACGGTATTGGATATGATTTTGCAGATGCTAAATGGAAGTTTTACTGCACACAAGCACGTAACCAAGCTAACTTCCCAAGTATCGATAAATATGAATCATTTATGAACCAATGGGTTAGACTTATCCCTAACTTAAATAGACATGCTAATTTCTTTGAGAACTTAGGAACTAGGGAAGAGTTAGATAGAAGTGCAGTGAGAAATAATGGAATGTATTAAGAATAAGTAGTATATGGTAAACTTGAAGTTTTTAAAAGGAATGTTTAAGGATACTGGCCGAGCTGATCAGCCAGATGACACCTACCGTGATGCATTAAATGCAGTTATTGACCCTACTAAACTAGCTGTAAGTAATGAATACGGTACTAAACTAACCGTTAATATAATAACAAGTCAAAACCGTTTAGTTAACCCTGTAGGTCAAATTGCCTTACCAAACGATGATTTCATCATCTTTGGAGTAGAGGGTAGTAGATCTTACATTACTTACGTTGATACTAAAGTAAATAGCTTTGAATTTTTACTTATTACTCCAGGTAACTCCGGTCTATTACAACCTGAACTAGGAGATCTTAACTTTGATCTTAATCACACAGTTTACGGAGAATTTAGAATATCTCCAACAGGAGATATAATTATCTATTTTACAGATAATTACTATAACTTAGCAACAGAACCTAATACTGGTATTGATTATATTTCTAGTTACAATCCCCCAAGAGTATTTAATGTCAGCAAACAGAAAAAATTCTTAGCTGATAACCCATTAGCTACTCCATTTTATTTATACAATTTACCAGGAGCTAAGATTGAAACTCTGAATATTTTTAAGC